TACCACATTAAGGTACAAGAGCAGACTCAGGATGAGCCCAGTGACTATGCCTCCGCAGTAGATTACTGGATAAACAAAGTAGCTGATTTAGTAGCTAAACGGTAATAGACAACACTACTCTCCTTACCCTATTACTGGGTAAGGAGAGTAGGGGTCTTATCATTTCTTTTTCACTTCAAAATGTAGGTAACGCGTCTATCGTAGATAGACTTTAGCTGCTTACTTTAGAATGTAAGTAGCGAATACACTAACGTGGTCAGTCTTTTCCATAATCTCGTAGAGCTTACTGCTCTCAAACTGGATTTCACTCAAGTCCACGTCTTTAGGTAACACAATCACTAAACAAATGTGTTTACCTTCGTTAATCAGAGCTTCTGCTTTCTCTAAGACGTAATCTGGTACATTAGAGTAGTTTACAGTCATGACTACTGTGTCTTCTACTCCTTTACATACTCCAGCTAATTGATAAGCAATGTCGTATAGACCAATGCCTTCTACACCATGGTTTAAATGCTCAATAGCCAAGTGAGTATCTTTAATCGTTACCTGGTGATTATCGATATTCGTAATCACGTCTTTTCTACCTAACTGGTAATCGTAAGTCGGGTCATTAGGGTCACCTAAGTCTCTTCCCAATGACTCTACCATGTCTTCTTCATGCTCAGCGTCTTTAGCGTAGATTTCATTTAGTTTAGCACTGACTAGAGAAGCAAAGTCACCGTACACAGGTACAGTCTTGGCTTTAGCTCCGTATAATGATAAGTCATGGGTGAATGACTCTACTGACAATTCATGGATAAAATCCAATCTAGCTACTGCTTTTACTTTCATTTTCAGGTATCCCTTAGATTAGATTAGAACTTACCGAAGAATAGAGGTCGTACTTCATTTTTAAGTCACTAAGCCAACCAATCTTAGAAGCTTTCTTCAATTCTTCCAAGTACAATTCATTAGCGTCAGCAAAGCTATCTAGAAACTCACTAAACGCACCTAACTCAGAACCACCATCTAGCTTAGCTTGGTTTACTCTAATCTTCAATTTGTTATAAATAGCCGCTTTAGTAGCCAAAACAGCTAACTTCTTAAAATAAGCTGCTGCAGTCATGTTTAAACTGTTTAAATTACTATCGTGCTCAATCAGTACTTCAGCGTAAGTACCAGGAGGCAAGTAAGACATTCTTCTAATCCTAAAGGCATTAGGAGAGATCATCTCACAGCGAGCATTATAATTTAAAGAAACCGATTGATTGGAATTAGCCAGTTTCTGTGCAGCAGCTAATATACTGCTACCGGCTACTGTAGCGGTATCAGCGTAGATACCATTGGG